GCACTGCATCGCGTCCTCCGGCTTACGGTGAGGGGTCTATTCGTGATTATGTGGCTGTCCGTGGGAAGCCTGTAGGAGGTGGTGCAAGAACGGCCACTGCCATCAAGTCAGGCGCAAGACGACGGTCGAAAGGTGAGGCAGCTTTAAACAGGGAAGCAAAACGACGGGCGGCTGCTAGAGGTACTAGCCGGAAGTCGCAAGCAAGAGCGTATGGCAATGTCCCAATGAGGCGAAAGCCCAAACCAGGCATTCCGACATTGGGAAATAGGCGTACACCTACACGTCGTATAAGAGGATAGCAGACGAGGATGAGAGAGGAGATAGTTGGTTATGCCACAACGTAGAACGACCCGTCGCAGGACGACGCCTGCGAATCGCAACAATCCTAACTATAACGCTCGGGGTCTATCACCGCGTGCAGTTCAGCTTCGGCGAGCAGGTCGCCAGCGACGTCGGGCCCACGAGGCCAGGGCAGCTGCTCGCAGAGCGGGGGTGACGACCCCGAGCCGGGCTGGTAAGTTAACAAGTACCAGGGGAACATTGGAAACGCTGGGCCCTCGGGCTAGTGCGCCACTTTCCCAGGAACAGCGCAGTAAACTTCAATCCAGAGGTCGTGCAAGAGCGGGCACCGCCATCAAGTCAGGCGCAAGAGGTGCGGCAGAACGACGGTCGAATTCAAACAGGGTAGCAAGACGACGGGCGGCTGCTAGAGGTACTAGCCAGAAGTCGCTGGCAAGAGCAACCAGTCGAGTAGGTCCTGCACGTAGGCGTGCACCTGCACGTCGCAGAAGAGGATAGCAGACGAGGATGAGAGATGATTAGACAATTAGGTGGCTTTGTTAAAGAGCGTGTTGGTAGTCTTGTTTCGAAAAAGGTCGGTGCGGCCGTAGTAGGCGGCTCTGTAGCAATGGGGGCCGAAGGCCCGGCTCAGGATGCGGCTGTTCTCATCACGATCGCCTATATCATCGGCCAAGCTGTAGTCGATGCTTCGAAGGTTTGGCGAGAGTGAGGTGGCACAATATAACCGCCGGCGATCCTCAGGCGGAGAAGATCGCAAAAGCGAAAAAGCTGGGTGGAAACGAGCGGAGGTAATAGCCAGAGACAATCGCGCATTGCGAGCGCGAAAAGAAGAGCTTGAAGAGGAGCTGGAGAAGGAGAAGAAGAAAAAGCCTCCTCCACCTCCCCCGGCAAAAAAAGCCAAAAGGGCCGCAGGCCATCAAGCTACTGCGGCGACGTTGGTGATGGCCTTTTACGCGATCCAGGAGGAGGGCGGATGGCCCATAGCTTCGGAGGCTTTCTTAACCTCGGAGCCGGTCAATACGGGGCTGATGGCCCTGATGAGTGTGATCCTGGGCACGATCATGGGTAGACAATGAGTCTTGCCCTCTACCTTCACGTCAGTTGTAAAACATGAACGACTTTCGTATGTCTCCCACTAGCGCGACCGGGACTTCCGGTGCGTGCCCTTGGTGCAGCCGAGGGTAATCAAATAGCTTGGAGGTATTACAATGGGTAAAAAGAAGCAGAGGCGTCGACTTATTGATTTCAATGCAGCCTTGAAAAATTTACGAGGTCAGGAATATACTGTCGGCAACAAGGTGATAACATTGGGCGATCTTGTAGAGGGTGTTCTGCAGATGGCATCTCAGGACGAGAAGATAGATCGCGCGGAGCGTCGCACGCGTATTATGATTTTGGAACGAATGATAAATCGTAATGCGCTTACAGATGATGACGAGCTTCCATATCATGAATTAGAGTTAAAGAAGTCCCACTGCGACCTGGTAATTAAATTAGTGGAGGCTCAGCCTCCAGCTGTCGATCAAGTTGTCATTCAGCGCATTGTCGACTTGATGGATGGCAATCCAGGTGATATGCTGCATTATGATGAAGCGGAGTGGGAGGACGACGACGACGAAGATGCTGGCGAGGAGAGTGAACTCCTCGCCGAAGCTGCAGGAGGTTGACAATGAAAGGCCGTTCGCCACATCAGCAGTCTAAACGAGCTGCTCAAGTTCAGGCTCGTCCCAAGGGAAAGCCTTTTACTCGCGGCGGTAAGCATAAAGAATCTACCGCAAAGCGTAGTCGGTAACTTATGGCTGACTTGGGACTGTCTACCGGCCCTCTGGCTTTGGGACAGGCCCAGGACAGCCAAAAGGTGCCGGTGACTTTGGTAGATGAGACAAATTATCGTACGCTGGAGACTGGGGTTTCATCGCCTACGATTCAGCTTTCAAAGAATGGGGCATCTTTTGCCTCTGCCTCGGATGGAACATGGGCCGAAGTAGGAAACGGCGACTACACGGTCACGCTAAACGCGAACGACACGGACACGCTGGGATGGCTGATCCTTCGGGTAATCAAAAGTTCCGTGTCAGCCGAGACGAAAGTTCTATGTCGAGTGTCGGTGTCGGCGATCGAAGAGCGGTCCGATATGGTGCGCACGCGTCATCTCCGCCGGGAGTTGTAGACATGATTGATGTTGATGAGCAGCTGTATATGCTGGACCTATTGCAGGTAGAGCGTATTGAGAAGCTTATTTCTCGCTTGCAGTCATCGGTTCGTCGATTCCATGCAGGCGTAGCGCAGTCTGGCCTCCTGGAAACGCAAGAGATCGAAGCCAAGACGATGACCGATGACACGCTATCTGAGATAGTGGATTCGTCAGAGAATGGGAAGACGGTGACTGTGGCTGATCTTCTTGGGGCGATTGAGGGGAAGAAGAAAGGCAATGATCGTGAGAAAAACTTGGCGCTTCTGGATATGAAGAATGCGGTCTGGAATACCTCAAACGCCTTGCGTGATGCACATAAAAAGAGGCTTGCTATGACGCAACCAGGATCTACAAATGAGATGCCGGTTTTAGAAGTAGCTGGCGAGGAGAATTGAGGTGGCTGACTGGGAAGAAAGATTAAAAAATGCTGCGGGAAGTGGAGCAGCCGGCTATTCTGTAGGAGGTGTTCCTGGCGCTATTTTTGGAGCTTTATTCGGCGGCCTTTTCGGCGGCGGTGGCGGCTCGACAAAAGCGCAGAATAAAGCGCTTCAGCGACAGACAGATCTGGCCACTCAGGCCATGAATATGCAGAGGCGGCAGTTTAATGTCGATCTGCCCTTGCGTGCGAATTTGTTTCAGGCCCTACAGGCGCGTCAGCGCCAACAGTTTCCTCACTTTATGCCTCAGATGCCGACATATACTAACCCGACAACTCGGCGTTTAAAAATGGGATCTATGGCACCTCTTACAGGGCTTTCACAAGCTCCACAGAGTCGCGGCGGGTACAATGCTCGCCCGAGACCTTCGGGGCTAGCTGCGGCTCTACTTCCTCTTCTTCTTAGGATGCAACGTTCTCGGAGATAGGCTTTATGTCTGAAACCACCCCAACCTATGATATGCTGGCTCTGGAAGACCAGGATGATGAAGACACTTCTCCGACTTATTCTCATGAGTTGGATGCCCATCAAACCTGGGTGACAGGCGATGAGCCTTCTGTTGATTATCGCTGGATTGATCCGTCTTTATCTAACCAAGTTCAAACTTGGTATCCAAGTTATGGAGACAGTGGCAACACTGGCGGCGTGAATGCGGGAGCCGAGACCTGGCAACCTTATGTCCTCCCATGGCAGCAGCAGCAGCAGCAGATTCAAAGCCTGAGGGACCGTGGTGTTCCTGACAGTCTGGCTGCGATGTATGTGATCAGTAATGCTAATCGTGATGCGGCTGGCCATAGCTTTATAACGTCACAGCAGTATAGCGACCTGGCCAATGCAGCCGATTTCATGGGAGGCTTTGAGCAGTTCACGCCTGAATTTACGGGGGGGCTGTTCTCTAGCTTGCTGCCTAATATTAATTTGCCGACGCAGTATGGAAGAGATGATTATCTCAATGCCTTTACTTCCAATCCTGTTTGGACAGACTTCCAGCGAGACGTAGGCCGTCTGAATGCCTATAACCCGTGGACGCCAACACAGAACACGGGCATGTTTCTCAATCAGCTGCCATCGCTCAACATACCAATACAATACGGAGAACAGGATTACCTTAGTTCTTTCGCTGACAGTCCAGATTGGCTGCGGTTTATGGGCGACGTAGGGTCGCTTAACCGCTTCTCTCAGCAGACGCCGAATCAGGTAGCAAGTCTTTTTGGTGGGATGCTGCCTAACCTTAATGTGCCAACGTCGTATGGCCCTCAGAGCTTTTTAAGTGCGTTCCGCGATAATCCTGATTGGCTGAACTTCCTTGGGCAGACTCAGGGTATAAATCAATTTACTCAGCAGACCCCTAGTGACATTGCAAGCCTCTTTGCTGGTATGCTTCCGTCGCTGAACCTTCCGCAGCAGTATGGGCCTCAGAACTACCTCGATGCTTTCCGTAACAATCCAGGCTGGCAGGATTTTAGTGGTGATAGCCAAGCTTTAAATCGCTTTACGCAGATGACGCCTGATAGTATGGCTAGTCTTTTCACTGGCATGCTACCGACGTTAAGTCTACCCCAGCAGTTCAACCCTGCCGATTTTACTTCTTCCTTGGGCGAAAATCAACTATGGAATCAATTTTTGAATGCGGCTCAAGGCATTCAGGCTTACGCCCCACCAGATCCAGGTCTGCTCGCCGGCCTTGTCGGTAGTATGTTGCCTGAGTTGACTGTGCCAGCACAGTTCAATCAGGGCCTTTTTAACCAAGCGTTGATGGCAGATCCTAATATGCAGGCTTTGATAGGTGATTTAAATCGCCTGTCAGGCTTACAGGGGATAGATCCCCTACAGCTGGCAACCTCCGTGGGTAATCTTCTTCCGGCAGTCTCAATTCCAGATCAATTTGATACTGGCCGGTTTCAAACTGCGCTCCGCAATAATCCGCACTTTGTGGGGCTTTTGCGAGGGATTAATCAGGCAAACAACTTCCAGGGGCCTGACCCCACAAGTCTGGCTGGCATTGTAGGCGGGATGTTGCCGAACATACAGACGCCGAGCGTTTTTGATAATATCGCTTTTGCTGAGGCATTGTCTCTGCATCCGGCTTTCCAGCATCTTCAGAATCAGGCAATCGGCGTTAATGCGTTTCAAGGCCCGGATCCATCGAGTCTGGCCTCGATTTTTGGGAGTATGCTGCCGAATATAACTACGCCAGCTCCTTTTGATGAGACTGCCTTTCAGTCTGCTTTGCGTAACAATCCGGACTTTTTGGGTTTGACGCGAGGTCTGGAGCAGCTTTCGTCTACCTCTGGAATAAGCCCAAGCAATCTGGCTAATTTGATTGGGGGCATGCTACCGGAGGTTACACAGCCGGCAGCTTTTGATGAGGATCTTTTTGCCAGCGCAATACGAAATAATCCGCACTTTGTGGGGCTTACGCGAGGTCTGGAGCAACTTGCTGCTGCGGAAGGTGTTGATCCTTCAGCATTAGCTAACATCGTAGGTGGTATGTTGCCGGATGTTTCGCAGCCTCAGGGTTTCAGTGCAGACGATTTCATAAATGCACTGGGTGAGAATCCGCAGTGGCAGGGGTTGCTGGGTGACATCGAAGATGTTGGAAACTTTCAGCAGCCGGGGGTCCAGTCAATCCTAAACTCAATATTAGGGGAGTTGCCTGGGATTTCTGCCCCTCAGGGGTATGGAACTAGTGATTTTACTGATGCTCTTGGGGGCAATCAAAGCTGGCAGGATTTACTTAGTAGTATTCAAGGAGTAAATGAGTTCCAGCAGCCGGGGGTTAATAGCATTATCACCGAGCTTTTGGGTCAGCTTCCAGGAATTAATCTAGACACGGGGCTGTCGGCTTCGGAAATCGCTGGTGGACTTTGGGGTGATGCTCGCTTTCGCGATCTGCTGGCGCCGGGTGGCCCAGATGCCAATAGCATCATCGATGCCTTGATGGGCCAGATGCCGGCAAGCAGGGCGGCTGGGCTTGGTTTTGATCCATCTCGTTTTGATCTTTCAACCATCCTGAGTGGAGAGATCGATCCTCTAATGGATCGTCTCAATGCCATCAATCCTATTACTCAAAGTGACATCTACTCTCAGCTGGGAGCATTTTTTGGTGACCGTCCAGATTTAAGTCCGTCGGCTGTAAATGTCTATCGCGGGCTGAGTGATTACTTTCAGGATAATCCTTTCACATATGGCGGGCCAAGTATTGAAGATTTAGTAGGTGGCATTGCTGACCGCTATCCGTGGATGCGAGAAGGCCCTAGAGAGTTTGATCCTGAGGGGCTGCTGGGGAATATCGCAGATCTTTTTGGAGGGCGTGATGGTTTGTTGGCTGATACGTTTCTGGATTTAGGTCTTCCTAGTGCAGATCAGTTCTCGCGCATGATTGATAGAATGGGCGAGCAAGGTCAGGCTCTGGGTGGCATGGATGCTATCTCAGATATACTCGACAATAATATTTTTGCTGGGCTATCTGATGATATAGAATTTGAAAGAGATTTGGAGGACCTGGGTGAGGAAACGGTAGCCACCGGTTCAGACACATTTGATCCGTCCGATGATCTGGACTTGGGTGCCTTAATCTCGCGCTTGGATCCGACGCTGGGCTATGTTGTTGACTATACAGATCTTCTGAACAAACCTCTGTTAGGTCAATCATTAGCTCGACTGGACTCTCCCAATCCGTTTGATGAGCGCATGGAAGATCTGGTTGCTGGCCCACTGGCTGATATTGAGAGTCGTTATGATGAGGCGCGGGAGCGTCTGATTTCAAACGCGGGTCTGTCAGACAAGCTGGGTTCGCCGATGTTTCGGGAGATGATGATGGAGTTGGAGGCGGATCAGGCTCGCGAGATGGCTGGCGTGCGTAGCCAGTATGGCCTGGAGGCGGCACGCATAGAGGAAGATATGCACCGAGGTCGCCTTGATGATCTTGCATCGGCACTTCGTGGAGAAATAGGTCGCGTTGGAGGTGAGATGGATCGTATGCATCAGGCGCAGGCTTATGCTGACAGCTTGTATCGACAGCATCTGGCAGATACGCGCTCTGCTTACTTCCAGCCTCAACTTATGGCTGATGAAGGTCTTCGTCTAATGCTTGGAGGCATAGGCTCTACGCTGGATGCAAACGCAGCTATTGGACCAGCTATGAGTGCATTATCAAATGCAGGCGCTGCTTATGGGGAAATGGCTACGGACAGGGCTGGTGACGTGTCCGCCATTGGACAAGGTCTTTTGGATGCTCTATTCAAGAAAGAGAGCTAGATAATGGCAGAATATTTTCACGGAGGCACAGCCATTAGCATGTTGGCTGATCGTTTTCGCCGTAAGCGAAAACAAGATCAAGAAAATCGGATGATGATGTTGGAGCTAATGAAGAGCGGCTTTCAGCCTAAAGCAACAGATCCT